GAATTAATTACATGAATAAACATTAGATTTTTATCAGGATTTAATAGTATCATCTTAATTACATCTGTATCTTCTTTAGATGTAGATACCATGATTATTTCTAGTTTATTAACCTTTATGATCTCTTTCATATGAGATTGAGTTGTGCAAATTATAGGTTTCTGTATAATAGTTGTATTCTGAGCAAAACTATTACTAGGCAATGTAACAAGTAGTGCTAACATAAAGTACTTTAGCATACTGTTTTCCTTTTGTTAATTATTAGTATTTATATATACTTGACTTTTATAACATTTCAGTCTAATATATACTAATGATTAGAGATAGGAGATATCGGTGTCACATAAACATCCTATACCAAGTAAAGAAAATTTATTAGAATACTATAACACTGTTAGATCAATTTCTAAAACAGCCAAATATTTTAAGACTTCAAATCCTACTGTTAGAAAATGGTTGAAATCCTACTTAATACATATTTTCACACATAAAGAAGCTGTGAATCAAGATTTCTTACTGAAAAAAGTAGATATACCTTTAAAAGAAGAACTTATTTTTTTGTATAATAATATATCCATTGCTGACATACGCAATATGTATAATATAGGACAAGATACATTTTATGAGTGGTTAGAAACATATAACATTGAAAAATTGAGTATATCTACTAAAGTTAAAAATGCAAAACAAAATATATTTAACGAAAGATTTGATCTAACTAAAAAGCAAATTGAAGAAGATTACACAAAAATCCAATGTATGGGTGGACTAGCAGATTATTATAAGTGCTCTATGACTACAATCCAGAAACTATTTAAACTTCATAATATAGAGGCTAAATTTGCTAAATCTTCAAGAGGACAATTACAAGTAGCTAACTATATTGAATCTTTAGGATTTGAAGTTATTTTGAATAATAGAAAAATTATCAATCCTTTAGAACTTGATATAGTTATTTCAAATAAAAACATTTCTATTGAATATTGCGGCATTTATTATCATTCGGAAACATGGGGCAATAAAGATAAAAATTATCATCTTAATAAACATCAACTAGCTAACAAACAGGGGTATAAACTAATCACTATATTTGAAAATGAGTGGTTTGAAAAACAAAATATAGTGAAATCTATACTATCTGTAAAATTTGGAGTATGTGTGAATACAGTATATGCCAGAAAAACAACTTTCAAAGAAGTATCATATAAAGACATAAAGCAATTTGAAATTGACAATCATTTACAAGGAACAAGACCAGCAAGTAGATATTATGTTCTCTGTTATAATAATGAAATAGTTATGGCTTTGTCTATTGGTAAATCCAGATTTAATAAAAATATATCAAATGAGATTGTGAGAATGACGACTAAGAAAAATACAAATGTCGTCGGTGGCATATCAAAGTTGATCAAAAATATAAACATAAACGACTGTATCACATATTGTGACAAAAGATACGGAAACGGTAATGGTTATGAGAAAGTTGGATTTACTAAATTACATGATAGTTCGCCAAACTATTTCTATTTTCATAAAAAAGATCATTATATACTATACTCAAGAAACAAATTTCAAAAACATAAAATACATAATGTCGATTTATCTAAAACTGAATATGAAAATATGTTAAATAAAGAATATGATCGTATTTGGGACTGTGGCAATTCTGTATATTACTACAAATAAAAAAAGAGGGGAATGAATCCCCTCTCTGAGTTTTACTAATATTTTTTTATTATGTATATTAGGTCAAATTTCTAACCCGGAATATACGGTAGTAAATGTTGGCATTATTTGCATTTGTGTTGCGTGGAGCAACTGAGCCATCACCAGCAAGGGTAGCAAATGGATTTGATACCATTCCATACCTTGTTTTGAAGCCAATCTTGGGCTGGAATGAATCTTGACCAATTGCACGGACCATTTGTAGAGGAACGTATGGGCAATAGAATAGGCCAGCATCATAAGGTGAAGTGCCTTTATAACCAACAGTGCAGAGTTCATCGCCAACTGTAGAACCGCCAAAGTATGGATCGACATATACTTTGATACGGCCATGGAGAAGACCTGCAAATGTATTACCTGTATCGTCAACATTTAGATTTACTTGTAGAGCTGGTGCATAGTCAAGAACACCTGCCATTGCTAGGGCTGAAGCTACGTCTGAAGAAACGATGATCATATTACCCTTGCCACGACGTGTAGCACGAGCGATAGCATTAGCTTCACGTTCAATTTGGAATACTAGACCTTTGAATTTTTCAACTGACCAACGACCATTTGAGTCTGTATCAAGGTCGAATGTACCAGCAGAAGTAACACCGAATTGAGCACCAACTGAAGCAGAGCTATAGATTGTGCGAACAACTTCACGGTTAATTTCAGCAAGGATTTCAGTTGATAGAATGTTAGCAAGTTCTGTTTCAGCATCAAGACCGTGAACTGCTTTAAGGTCTTGTGCAAGTTCCATGGTATATTCTGCTTTTAGTGCACGACTACGAGCAGTAACAGTTACTTTATCAATTGAGAATGCCATTTCAGAGAATTGATTAGTAGATACGTCACCAAGAGCTTCTGATTGGCCAGTAGTCATACCACGACCATAGCCATAGACATCATCATCGGTTAGAGCAAATACTGGATTGGTATTTGAGATTGAACCACGATTGTTGCCATTAGCACCGAGAGAGTTAGTGCCAGCGAATGCAGAGTTTGCTTCATTAAATAGAGCTTCAGTACCAGCTTGTGTCTTATAACGTGACCGCATTGCGAAGATAAGTCCAGTAGGACCAGTCATTGGCTGAACGCCACAGATATCATAAGCAATAAGATTTGGTAGAGCCCGACGAACTAGTGAGATAAGAATTGGATCATATGAACCAATGCTAGAACCAGTAGCGTTTGAAGGTGCAGTTTCGTTTAGTTGGCGTGATTCTTCTGACATAGCTTTTTCTTGGTTCTCAAGAATGATAGCTGTGACAGCACGACGATAGGGATCTTTAATTTGATTTAGACCATCGTGGTCGAGAACTGGTGACCACTTATTTTCGAGGTGTTCTGCTAGATACATATTTTTATTTCCTTTGTTTTTGTTTAAATTTAGGGGAATCTATGATTCCTTATTTAGGCATTGTTTTTCCAAGAGCTTTTACATAAGCTGACATTGGACCTTGAGTTGTTTCTGTGATAAAGTTTTTTCCATCTTGTACTTCATTTAGATCAAGTGCTTTTGAATAATCTACATTAGATGGAAAATAGCTTTCTCTTAGAGTTTCAACTTTACGAGAATATTCATCAACAGTTGTGAATTGAACATTCTCTGCAAGTGAGCGAAGTTTATAAGCTTGTGTATCTGTTAGATTACCACAAGCATCAACAAGAACTTCAAACTTTCTTGATTCTGTTAGTTGTTTTGTGAGACCGACATTACGATCAATTTCTTCATCAAGTTTTGATTCTAGTTCTTCAACTTTTGAACCAAGACTTTCAACTACTGTAACTTTTTCTTCTGGAATATCGATATAATGTTCAGCAAATAGAGTGCGAAGTCCAGAAATAAATTCTTCAGTTAGTTCTGTACGAAGGCCAGTTTCAATGGCTACTTCATTTTCAGAAACCCACTGTTCAACTACATAATTGAGATAATCATCAACTTTTTCTGTTAGTTGTTCATGGATTTTACCAACTTCTTCTTCAAGAGCAGCTGCATATGCTTCTTCTAGTGTTTGAACTTCTTCATCAACACGATTAGATACAGCCGATTCAAAAATGGTTTCTGCTTTAGCACGGAAATCTTCTGATAGATTTTCACCTTCTAGAAGGGCATCAATATGCTCTTTCATAATCATAATAGGAAGCTGTGGAGACTTTTTGGATTTCATATCATCATAATCTTTGTCATCATCATCATCATCATTATCATCATCTTTGTCTTTATGTTTCTTCTCAGTGACAAGTTCGAAATTTTCTTCAATAGCTTCAGCAATTTCTTCTTCAGATAGACCTTGCTCCATGCACTCAGCAACGAAAGCTTCTAATTCTTCAGAGATTTCATAATCTTCTTCCATTACTTCTGAAGACTTGCTCTTCTCTGCAGGAACGCCAGATTGGCTTGAGCGAGAAGTATCTTTTGACATTTTACGGGAAGCAACTGCGCCAAAATTAGCAGTTGGCATTCCAGAATCTGGTGTCTGACCACCGAGGTCTTCGGCTTCTTCTGCACCACCAGGTGGCATAGATCCGGGTGTAGCAAAACGACCTTCTGCGCCTCTTGACATTGGACGAAGAGTTTGCATATTAGGTGTCATTTCTTGCTCAGAATGGTTTTCTTTCATTAAAACTGACTTAGCTGTTTCTGTGAGACTTTTTTTAGCCATTATTGTTAAACTCCTTATATTAGTTATTTATATTACTTAAAGTTTTGAGATGTAACTTTTGAAGATATCAAGTGCTTTCTCTTCAATTTGTCTTTTAGAGAATGTTTTGATTTGTTTTCTTGATTCTTCTATGTATTTTTTTTGCCACATACCGGTAGAATTGTCTAACCACCAATCATAATTCTCCATGATACCTTTTACGAAAGCATCGGGAGCAGAAGGATCAGCAACAATGTCTGCTGCCGTTGCCAACTTGAAATCATCTTGAACTAATTGGTAGCCGTTTTGTGGTTTTAGAGACCCTACGCCTCTAGTAGAAACACCTAAACAAGCACCGCCATCGAGCAATCCTTTTACGATATTGCCCATAGGAGTATCAACAATTTTAGCTTTACCTATAAAATTATTACCGTCAGGATAAAGTTTAGTGATCATATGTGAAACTCTATCTAAATTAATAGATGGATTATCTGGATGACCTAATTCTCCAAACGCACGACTTTTATTTACATATTCGTTATTATATCTTTCAACTTCTTTTTGAAGTGTTCCAAAAGGATATAGTCGACCATTTCTATTTTGCTTTTCAGCCTGCATAAAAACGCCTTCAATGCAGTATGATTTTTTTCCTGTTTTTTTATCTTGTTCAACGAGATACTTAATATCTTGAACTTCTTCTCTGATAAGTTTCATTGTTCTCTAGTATCCTAATCTTTTTCTTTTAAGAACTGATCTTTGTCTTTTTCTTAGTATCTGTACCATCTTAGTACGGCGTTTAATCTTACCTCTTTTGGCACCCATCTTACGATTTCTTCTTTCAGTAGGTGACATTCTGGTCATCTTACCTTGTCTTAAAGTAAAACCTGGTACATTAGAGACTTTCTTTCGTCTCTGTACCTGACCATTTCTAATACGTAGTTTTACTAATTTGATTCTAGCTGGCATTATGTGTACTTCTTATCTAAAATGGATTTAGCTGCATGAACAACCGAAGGAGTCCTAAGAGATTCTTCATCCATTCTTGCTGCAATCATCTTCTTAACTTCATTAAGTTTAGACTGGACAAGTTCTTCCATATGTTGTTCAAATAGTTCTTTAGAAACATTATGATTTTTATTGACGATTGATTCTACTAATTGACTCATAGTGCTGCAGGACCTCTATTGAATGCTACTGGATCTGCTGTTTGACCAGCATCATAATCTCTGTTATTTTTCTTCAAATCAATGAAGATAGTTGCAGCATCCGCACTTGATGGAGTCACTACTGTAAATAGAATATCACCGTTTGAACTTGTTTCTGGATTTGAAATTGTTGCTCCATCACCCATGCTTTGAAAATCAAAATCAAATGTTCCAGTAGGAATAGTTACAATCTCACTATTTGATGCACCTTGCCACTGTAGTTTGATATATGCATTTGCTTTAACAGTACCAAAAATTCGTTTGATAGTAGTTCTATAGTTGCCTAATGGATTAGTATTAGATGACATAATATAGCCATTAGTATTTAGAGCATATAGAAGAGTTGATACATCTACTAAAGTAGAATTAGCAACTGCCGTATCAAGTATCATAGTATACTTGACAAGAGATCTTTTTTGTGTATCAATAAGTCTTTGTTCTCTAATTAAATTTGCCATCTAGTTTATGCCTTTATTGCAAAATTGATTGCTTTTTTAAATGATAATGCATCTTCATTAAGCATTTTTTCTATTTTCTTTTTGTTATGTCTATTTAGTGATTCATAGACATTAACTACTTTCTTTGCTACTCTGTTATTTATAGTAATAGAAGTTTCATTGATATGTATTATGTGTGATGATATGTTGTGTTCTACCATCTGCTTCATTATATCAAGATTGTTGGATTCTTTAACTTGAAAAGCTGCCGCTTGTAGTTTTGCTATTCTCGCTCTTTCTGCATTCCATTCATCCCCTGCTGATCCTGTCACTTTTGTTTGT